CAATCCGACTACTCGGTTTACCTCAGAGACTATCAACATGCTTCTAGGGTATTCCGATCAAACGGGTACGAGAATACTCCACGATTAAAGTTTCTTTATCATGTGTATCTCACTATCAACATTGCCAAGATACCGCCATTGGCTGCTATATATGGCAATAATGAAAGTGCGACCATTGGATTGTTGGTCAAAAGTATACAACTGCCCAAGTACGAGATTGAAACAGAAACCCTAAATCAATACAACCGTAAACGTATAATTCAGAAAAAAATCAATTACCAACCAGTGGAAGTTGAATTTCATGACGACGGCGGCGACCGAATCAGGCAATTATGGTACAACTATTTCAGTTATTACTATAAAGATGCCAGTCAGCAGTACGACAATGTGCCCAACAGTAATGGCACAAACGGGGCAAGTCAGTCTGATGCAACTGCATTTAGTTACAACGATCGTGACATATATTCCGGAACTCGAACAGTTAACGATTGGGGGTATGTGGGCGAAAGTTACACAGACGGAACTGGAACTGATACTAGTTCTAGTGGTAAGCCACCATTCTTTCGGGATATTAAAATCTACGGATTTGACCAACACACATTTGCCGAGTACGTACTAATTAATCCTATCATTAAAACATGGGAACACGATACTTACGACTATAGCGAAGATGGCGGAACTATGAGAAACCGCATGATGATTGAGTATGAAACTGTAAAATACTACTCCGGCGCAGTAGGATCTAGTCGACCAGACACTAATGTAGTGGGATTTGCAGATCCTAATTACTACGACCAAAATCATGGATCAGTTATATCGCCCAACGGGCGATCAACTGTCAGTTCTGGCGGAAGTCAAGTTGAAGTGGGAATTGGTAACCGTAAAGACTCACAGGCAGGCACACTAGCAAGTCCATTAGGTGCTCCACAACAAGCATTAAATAATATCAGTACCAGTGTAGTATTGCCTGGGAATAGATCTGTACAGGAATTTACGTTGGAAACAATAGGTGAGGCCAACTTACCGCCAGCAGGCCAAATAATACCTTCGCCAAACCAGACAGGAAACGATGCTTTGTATTTCCCAACAAGACCTGGTACAAATTTCTAAGTAAACAAAATTGAGGTAATCAGCATCATGGCATCAGTTAACAGTATCAACACCCAAGTTGATTTGTCGGCTAGAATTTTCAACACGTTTAATGCTCCTGCTGTCAACATTGACAGTAACGAATATGCAGTGGTCAACAGTTTTTTTAAATCTGTTTCTCGATCAACGTTTGATGCTGATAACCTGTCAGCAACATTTTTTCTAATCAGCCAGGCCACTGGTATACCAGTATTGATTCTACTGGAACAAATTGATGGTCAAAATGAACTACAAATCACAGCCACCATGGCATCCTATCTTAACTCTGTTCGGAGCCCCAGTACACTGATTGGCATCAAAACAACATTAGTGCCAAACTTTTATGCTGCACGGAACATATTGCCATGACACGCTTTATTCAAGGTGTCTATAAACCACAAAAGCCAGAAAAATATGCAGGCAAGCGCGATCCTCGCTATCGGTCCGGGTGGGAACTCAAATTTATGCAATTCTGCGACAACAACGATCACATTCTGCAATGGGCAAGTGAAAGCATCTCAATCCCTTATCGTCATCCCTTGACTGGCAAAATGACCATGTACATTCCGGACTTTTTGATCACGTACAGAAACAAACACAATCAAATGAAAGCAGAGTTAATTGAAATAAAACCCAAGAAGCAAAGTGTCATTGAAAGTAAAATGAAAGATCACGAGCGTATGGTAGTAGCAATTAACTACGCCAAGTGGGCCGTTGCTTCCAAATGGGCCAAGCAAAACGGCATGACGTTTAGAATAGTAACAGAGGAAGACCTGTTCCACCAAGGTGGTAAAAGATAAACTATGCAAAGTCTACTAAATAACAGTATGACACTTTATTATCTTTACAAAAAAACACATAAAATAACTAATTTAAAGTACTTGGGATTTACAAAAAAAGATCCTTGCAAGTATAAAGGATCTGGCATCCGCTGGTTAGCACATCTTAAAAAACACGGATATGATATCGAAACAGAGATATTATACGAAACAACAGATCGAAATAAAATACAGCAAGTAGGTGAATATTATAGTAAATTATGGAATGTTGTCTACGACAATGAATGGGCAAACTTAAAGACTGAATCCGGCGAAGGTGGCGGCGTTCCGGGAATGAATAAAGGCAAGCCGCGTCCTGAAGAACACAAAGTTGCTATGAAAGCAGGATGGAAACGTATCAAGCAAGAAGGATACCGGCCCTGGAACAAAGGCATTACTGGACTAAAAGGTCCTTGCCAGCCTATTATACTAATTTCTCCCAACGGTGTACCTCACCAGTATGAAAGTATGAAACAAGGATGCCGAGAAAATAATCTCATTTATACAAAAATGAGTAATGTAAAAAATGGGCACTTGCTTCATCACAGAGGATGGACGGTGTTGCACAGAACTGAATTCCAAGAGACCTTGACGGGAGAGTTGAAATTACCAGAAAACTAGAAAACTTATTTGAATTGCCCGCTGGCACAGATGATCTTGCTAACGTCACTTCAATTCAAACCACAGAACAAGCACAGCACACGCTGGCTGAAATTAACAACACCATAGATAAAATTGATGCAGCGTTACCCGGCGTGCGTGGCCTTGATGCCAGCGACAAAGAAATGGACGATCTAGCAACAAAGGCCACTGAAAGCTTTGACAACTTAATGGATCTTGGCATGCAAGTTGACAGTCGTTATGCCAGTGAAATCTTTTCTGTGGCTGGACAAATGTTGGGACATGCCATCACTGCTAAAAATGCCAAGCTGACAAAAAAGCTCAAAATGATTGAATTGCAGTTGCGTAAAGCCAAACTGGATCAAGATTCTGGCAATGCTGACTCCTCTATGCCTACTGCACAAGGCACTATTTTAGATCGTAATGAATTGTTACGACGTCTAGCCAATCGTGATGATGACACAACCACACAGTAATGCTAAATATATCAACAGGACTCATTAAATGAAACCATTTGCACAATACCTCGCAGAGAGTGAAAAAACCTACAATTACCGTATCAAAATTGTAGGTGACATTGACAGTGAATTTGAAAAAGAGTTTAAAGACCAACTCAAAAAATTCGATCCAGTGTCAATAAAAGATACCAAAAAAACACCCATCATCAGTCGACCTGCTGATTTCCCTGATGCATCAAACGAAGCAGTCAACATCATTGACGTAGAATTCCGCTATCCAGCTGTGTTCCCACAGATACAACAGGCAGCTAAATTGCTGGGCCTAGATGTAAATCGTATCTGCATGAACACATTAAACTGGGCAGAAGGGATGGATCAAGAATTGCTGGGCATTGAGTCCCAGCCCGACTCGTTGTTGTTGGCTGGGTACCCTGCAGACAGCAAAGAACAAAAAGATGCCAGCCGGGACTATGCAGCAATAGGTGCTGACAAAGCAGTAGTTCGTAATTCAGCTGGCGGCGCCAAATGGACAGTCGCTGGCGGAACAACACCACCTGCTGTTACAACTAATCAACTGCCACAGGGTGTAGACAGCCCTATGACAAAAATCAAACGCCCAGCCAAACCAACTGTTGGTCGCCCCACTAAGGATTAATAAAAATGGACATTTATAAAATATTAGAAAGTTTATCTGCAATAGAAAAACAATCATTGACTGAAAGTCGTGACGCTGAGTTTGATGCAGATTCGTTGGCCAAGCACAAATCAAAGCTGGCAAGAGAAAAGAATCGTGCAGGGATGACACAACGCATGTCGGGATCAGACTTAGCTGGTTTGGGTAATCGCGCCGATGTTCCTGCTGCTTTACGAAAGGCCAAGGGGGAAAAGCCGTTGACCCTACAAGATTTAAAAGAAGACAACAGCGACAATCCAGTAATGAATGCAATCGTACGCCGTATTTTGGCGTCACAGTTGAACTTGATCAAAACGCATGGTGTAGAAGCAGTATATAGTGCAATTATTGATGTGGCCGACGATGTGGGTGATGTGTACGAAATTGGCACCAGTGATGTCAGCGGCTGGGTGTCACAGGTTATTGAGAAGTTAAAACAAAGTGATACTTCGGGCATGGAAGAA